GTTGTTAGATTCAATTAATAATGTTTCTCCATTGGTAGCTAACAAGATACTTGAGTCAATGACCGCAAACGAAATTAGACAAATTGTAGGATTACCTCCTGAAACAGGCGGTTCAGATTTACCTGCTGCATCAACAGCTCCCGCAGCATTAAGTAAGCAATTAGATAATGAAGTTGCTCAATCACTTATTGATTTAGGCGAGGATGCTTTAGAAGAGTGGTTACTAATAGATGAATCAGAAGTTGACTACGAAAATGATGATTTAGAGAATGAAATTTTAACTAAAGAAGTTAAGCAATCTTTACTATCTAAGGTTTACAATTTTGTAAGCACTGGTGATGCAAGACCAAACATCACAAGTGAACAAGATAAAATAATTGACGGAATGAAATTTGTAACTCGTTATGTTTATGCAGGTCAAACAAGCGAAAATAGTCGTGAGTTCTGCAAGAAAATGATAAGTGCAAATAAGATTTACCGAAAAGAAGATATACTTAATATGAGTTCTGAGGCAGTTAATAAAGGTTGGGGTGCTGAAGGAGCTGACACTTATTCTATTTGGTTGTACAAAGGCGGTGGTGCTTGTCACCATAGATGGAATAAACAAGTTTATGCAACTTTCTCAGGTAAAGCATTAGACATTCCAAACGCTAAAGTGATAGCTCAAGCAAAAGCAGCTAAACAAGGTTACATAATTAAGAACGAAGCTTTGGTTTCTACAAGACCTATTGATATGCCGAACGAAGGCTTTTTACCAACTAATAAAAGATTTAACTAATGGCAGAAGCACTTTTAGTAACACGAAATGACATTGTAAAGTTTACTGCTATGAATGGCAATGTAGACACTGATAAATTTATACAATTTGTTAAGATAGCACAAGACATTCATATACAAAATTACACAGGAACGAACCTAATTAACAAGATTAAAGCAGATATATTAGCAGATACTTTAGCAGGTAACTATTTATCTCTTACAGAGCAGTATTTAAAGCCTATGTTAATACATTGGGCAATGGTTGAATACTTACCATTTGCAGCGTACACGATCGCAAACAAAGGAGTTTATAAGCATTCGTCTGAGAATAGCGAAAACATAGACAAAAACGAAGTTGATTTCTTAATCGAAAAAGAAAGACAAATTGCACAACATTATACGGAAAGATTTATTAACTATATTACTTTTCATAGTAATTTATTTCCGGAATATTACAACAATCAAAACGGAGCAGTTTACCCTGATTCAAACAATAATTACACAGGTTGGTATATTTAATTATATGAAAAAGAACTACAAACCAAAAGAAGAAAACATTAAGAAATTAAAAACATTCTTAAAAAAGATAAGCAATGGCAAATAGTAATGGTTGGGGCGATGGCTCTGAAAATAATTCAATAGGTTGGGGTAAAGCCGCATTAAATGCAATTAGTTGGGGTAAATCTCAATTAAGTTCTTGGAGTGGGTTAACTAATATATCTGGTACTTCATCTTCTTCTTTTGATACGGATGCTCAATCTTTTATTACTGCAACCGCAATAACAAATACTACACAGCAAAATGCAATAGATACTTTGGTTCGTGGTTTAAAAACAGATAATATTTGGACTAAACTAAAAGCAATTTATCCATTTGTTGGCGGTTCTTCTACAACACATAAGTATAATTTAAAAGACCCTAGAGATTTAGACGCTGCATTTAGACTTGCATTTAACGGAGGGATAACGCATAGTGCAACAGGTGCTTTGCCTAATGGAACAACAGGTTATGCAGATACTAAATATAAACCATCTATTCAAATAGTAGATACTGATAGCACACATTTTTCTGCATATTTTAGAACAAACGATATATTAGGTACAAGAGAAATAGGTGCTAATACAATTTACGGATCTGATGGAGATTCATTTTCTGATGCAGAGGGACAATATTTATATAATTTAACCGCTGCTTCTTATTTTACTAATGGATATGGATTTGGAGGATCATTTGTTGACTCATTAGCAGGTCAATATATAATAAATAGAAATGGTGCTAACTCAATAACCGCGTATAAAAATGGTAGTTTAAGAAGTACTATATCTCCTGCTAATCAAGGTTTGCCAAGTGTTAATATGTTCTTAATGGGAATGAATGAATATTTCCCTGATTTATCATCGTCAAATACTTATTATGGTAAAAGAGAAATAGCATTCGCTACATTAGGTACAGGTTTAAGTAATACTGATGCATCAAATTTATATACAAGAATTCAAGCATTTCAAACAACACTTGGAAGACAAGTTTAATAATTAAATTATGACACAATTACAAATATTAGGAATTATCTATTATGTGTTTGCTTATGCAGCATCACTTGCTATGTATTGTTCAGGCACTTTATATGTTGCTTTAGGTGGTTGTGCTATATTCTTCTTCTTAACATATCAACTTATTCAACAATTTAGCTATCAAGAGGAGGAAGACGAGTTTTGAGACTGCAACTATTCATTTTATTAGCATCAGTAAGAACAAGTTTTCCTAAAATACTTGCGGTTCTTTGGACATTCTTTATGCCTATAAGTGGTTTAATAATGTTAGTAGGATTTTGTATTTGTTTAGATACGATTACTGGACTTTGGAAAGCTCGTAAGTTAAAAGAGAAAATATCAAGCAGAAAACTAAGCGGTATAATTTCTAAAATGATGCTTTATCAAATCACCGTTATACTATTTTTCCTTATAGACAAGTTTATTCTCAATGATATAATGCTGACATTCTTTTCAGTTCCATTAATGCTAACTAAAATAGTATCATTGATTCTAATAAGCATTGAAGTAATGAGCATAAACGAAAATGTAATCGCAGTTAAAGGATTAAACCTTTGGGAAGCAATGCGAGGTTTATTTGCAAGAGCTAAAATAATTAAAACCGATATCGATGGACTCAAAGATTAACGCATTTGTACACTTTATTCGTAAATGGGAAGGTGGTTTAAGTCGTCACACAAGTGATAGTGCGAGTTCGTACCCTTGTCCTACACCATTTGAAGGTAAAAGCGGTTACCATACCAACGCAGGAATAACTTACGCAGCGTGGGTTCATACTTTCGGACACGATAATGATAGCAGATTTCTAACAATGAACTCTGAAGATTGGTTTAAAGTATTCAAGGGATCGTATTGGGATGGCGTAAAAGCTGATAGTATCAATGATGTTACTTTAGCAATCTTTATGACTGAAATAGCGTGGGGAAGTGGTACAAGTCAAGCAATTAAGACAGTGCAAAAGTGTGTTAACCAGTGCGGGATAAAAATAGCAATAGACGAACAAATAGGAATGCATACAATTACCGCAATAAACTCACTTAATGCAAAGGAATTATTAGCAGTTATGTTTGTAGAACGCGAAAGATTCTTTAGAGCAATATCTAAAGGAAAGAATTCAGTATTTCTGAAAGGTTGGTTAAATAGATTAAATGATTTTAAAGCGTGTTTTTATGACATCTAAGAGACTTTTATTACTTTTAAGTATTATCACATTACTTTTTGCTTGTAGTCATTCTAAACGCGCTATATGGCATTATAAAAAAGCAGTCAAAAATGGACTTGAATTAATCCAAAGTTCAGATACAATCCGAATTTCAACTATAGATTCTATTCCTGTTATTGTAGATAACAAAATTTATTGGGAAAAGATAGTAACGCATAAAGATACTATTATAAAATACTCAAATATTTACATTCCAAAGACTAGATGGCAAACTAAAATTGAATACAGGTACAAAACAAAAGTACTAAAACAAGATGTACTTAAATACAAGTATATATATAAGGATAAGAAGCAAGAGAAGGCCAAAACTAATTGGAAGTTGTTCTTTTATGGCTTAATAATAGGCTTTGTTTTAAACTTTGTTTTACGAATGCTCGATAAAATATACAACCCATTCAAAAAATAGTTTACATTTACCAAAAAAATATAAGCTATGGGAAATTTTAGACCGCGTATTTCACGCGAAGAATTCGATGTTGTTACGCAATACCGAGCAATCAAGAATGCTACTGATGCAGCAGATATTAACGATGAAGATGTTAAGCACGGTTGGCTTAAAACCAAAAGTGCAAGTTTATTCTTTAGGAATCCTAATTTTAAAAACGAACAGGAAGCTAAATTACATTCTATAAAGGAATCTATATTAGACGAGCTTCGTGATTACGCACCGAAATATCCTACGATAACACGAACACCAAGTAAAGAAGGTCACTTATTAGTAATCGATCCTGCAGATATTCATATAGGAAAGCTTTGTGAATCATTCGAAGTAGGTGAAGACTATAATACTCAGATAGCCGTTAAAAGAGTTAGAGAAGGCGTACAAGGACTTTTAGATAAGTCTTCAGGCGTTTGTATAGATAAGATTTTATTCATCGGTGGTAACGATATTCTACACATTGATAATCCTAAACGAACAACAACCAGTGGAACACCTCAAGACACGGATGGAATGTGGTATTCCAATTTTTTAACTGCAAAAAAATTATATGTTGAAATTATTGAAACTTTATTATCAGTTGCTGATGTACACTTTACATTTAATCCTTCGAACCACGATTATACAAGTGGCTTTTTTCTTGCTGATGTTATTCAAACTTGGTTTAAAGATTGTCCTAATATTACTTTTGATTGTTCAATTGCTCACAGGAAAGGGTACTTATATGGAAAGAACTTAATAGGCACTACACACGGAGACGGTGCTAAATTAGCAGATTTACCTTTGCTAATGGCACACGAATTTCCTTTGTACTGGGGTATGACTAAACACAGATATGTTTATACTCATCACATTCACCATAAGACTTCTAAAGATTACATAGGAGTAACGGTTGAATCTTTACGATCGCCTTCAGGTAGTGATTCTTGGCATCACCGAAATGGCTACTTATCTATTAAGGCAGTAGAAGCATTTATACACCACAAAGAACACGGACAAATCGCACGGCTTACACATATATTCTAACTCTCATAGCGTGAGTAATAGGAGACCTCGTTAGGCATTAGCTTAGCGGGGTTTTTTTGTCTAGTTTTTTACGCAATAAACATGACATTTTTGTCACAAATATTGTTAGAATTTTCCATCATTAACGGCATATAATAGACTTAATGTATAAATTAATGCGACATAGAAGTAGCAAAAAGCCTACAATTTTGTAAACTACATTATACATTATATGTAAAATCTCTACAATTTGAATAGTTTATTATGCTTTATAGGGAATACGCTCACCAATTATTATATGTTTTAAGGGAGTAGCATTAAAAACTTGGTAAAATTCATGCAAACTTAAGGACATAACCCTAATTCCTGTACGAAATTAAGTACATTTCACCCTAATTATATAAATTTCACTTTTTGAAACCTATGCTGGACGTAGAACAAATGTTAAAATATGTTAAAATATGTTAATTTATTACTTAAAGTTATCTACATATGTTGAAAAGAACTACCTTTGAATATCTCAAAACGGGAAAACAATTAACAATTAAAAACAAACGCTATGAAAAAACTGATTGATTACTTTACACCAACTAACGAGGATGATGCCTACTTAGGTAAAGGAATGCTTATAATGATAGGCGGATTATTAATAATACTTTATTTAGCAGCAATATGAAAAACTTAAGAGAAAGACACGAAGCTTGCATCAAGACCATTGATTTAATTATTGAAGGGCAAAGAACTTTAGATGAAATGATTTGGTCAAATGGTAGAAATAACGAGCAAGGCTTAACACCTTACCACACTGAAGAAAACATACAAGCAGAAATAAGAGTCATTAACAGGCTTAAGGCGAGATACACATTATTAACAGCTAAACTTTAAAAGATGAACTATAAAGAATATGATTTTACAACTGATCGCAAGTGCGAAGTTGAATACTACAGCGAAGATGGTGCAATACAATTTATAGTAAACTTTAACTGGACCTTTGGTGCTTGGAGTTATGAGGGTGACCTTGAAGTAGAAGTTGAACTGCAAGATAGCCTACAGGTAATCAATGGAGTAAAGCATTACTACTACCCAAGTGTAAGTCAAGTAAACGAAATGATAGAATTTATACAAGAGCACATACTTGAAGACCCTAATGATTTTGGTTTTGAGGGGTTCATAGAAGATGAGCGTGATTTTCAAACGGATAATAACGAATATTAAGATGGAAAACATATTTATACCTACGAGCTTCAGCATCAAACGCAAAATGATGTGGTGGATAAACCAATCCTCACACGAAGATAAAGGAGGAAGCTTTGACTTAGATTTATACCTGGCTTACTTAGAAGCACAAGACGATTATTTAAACCCTAAACAACAAGACAATGACTGATAAAACACAAGAACGCAGAGATTTTAACAATGATGCAATAACGCAACAATGGTTATTTGCTGATATGAATGGCAACCTAACACTTAAACAATATCTTAACTTTAGAGAGTGGTATATTAATAGATGCAAAGAGCTGTTTGCCTACAACAAAAACACGATTATGAGGCACTTTGATAGTTTCTTTCTGGTGTATGGCTTTGATATTTTACAACAGCAAACTAACGGAGATGAAATCATTTAGACTAACATACGAAATAGGAGGTAATGCAGTTGAAACTTATTTCTTTATTTGCCGAAACATAGCAGTATGGAAGCAGCGACAACTTCAAAATGACGGTAATCACTATTCAGGAACTTTTAAAATT